CGAGGTCCCGCCGTACTACGTCGCCAGGGTGCTGCCGCTGCTGGACGGGACCGACTACATCGGCTGGCGGCAGCGGCTGTGGCGGGACGGCCGCGAGGAACGGCCGGTGATCCACAGCCTCCGCTACGACCGCTGGCTGGACATGCGGGAGCAGTTCCAGCGGGATATCACGCACTTCAACCCGGTCCGCCGGGACCTGGCGGTCCAGGCGACGTTCCTGGGGCCGAACGAGGCGTGGAGCGAGGACTACTGGTGGGCCGGGCAGCTGCGGGGGAAGCTGCGCACCGAGCACTTCATCGACGAGGTGATGCTGCTCCAGCGCTGGGACAGCGCCGACAACACCGGGCCTGTGCGCCGGGCACCGGACAGCCCGGCCGGCTACGCCCGGCTGCAGGTCGCCAGCCCGTGGTTCGCCTGGCACCCGGCGAGCGGCGGCGGGGCCGCGGTCAGCGTGCTGCTGCCGTCCCGCGGCCGGCCGGCCAGCCTGGCGGCGGGCACGCGGGAACTGCTGCGCCTCGCCTCCGACCCGGGCCGGGTCGAGATCCTCGTCGCGGCCGACCCCGACGAGGACAGCGCCGGCTGGGACCTGCCCGCGCAGGCGCGGGTCTGGACCGCGCCGGAGCGGTACGGGTACGCCCGGCTGCACGAGTACGTCAGCCGCCTCGCCGCGATGGCGTCCGGGGCGTGGCTGCTGAACTGGAACGACGACGCCCGGATGCTCACCCCCGGCTGGGACGCGATCATCCGCGCCCAGGAGCCGGCCGTGCTGTGGCTGTCCGCCAACCACAATCCCGGCGCGTGCATGTTCCCCGCGTGGCCCGCCGCGTGGTCCCGCGCGCTCGGGCGCGTCTCCCCGGTGCCGCACGTCGACACGTACCTGCAGTGGCTCGGGCAGGAACTCGGGCTGCTGCGGAAGATCCCCGTGCGGGTGCTGCACGACCGGGCCGACCTGACCGGGAACCACGACGACGCCACCTACGCGCAGGGGCGCGGGCTGCTCGGCGCTGAGGGGATGGTGCCGGGCGGGATACCGGACCGGGCGGTCATCGCCAGGGACGCGGAGATCATCCGGGGGCTGCTGCATCCGGTAACCACAATGAGAGGATGTGCCTGAATTGTCCAAAATGACCGGACTTGGGTGGACAACTCTGGAGGTAGCGGACTCAACCGGAACAAACCTAGTTGACATCAGAAATGACCTGACAAATCTTGACTTCGCGACCCCGCGCGGCGTCCAGGACACCACCGGCATCGACAAGTCCGCGCACGAGCGGCTGCTGCTGCTCGCGGACTTCTCGATCACCAACCACGGCGTCTTCAACCCCACGGTGTCGCACGCCGTGTTCTCCACGGTCCCGTCGACCAGCGTGGCCCGGCCGACGATCATCACGGTCAGCGGCAAGAACCTGCAGGCCAACTGCCTGTACAGCGATTACGCGATCACGCGCAACAACAACGGGGAGCTGACGTGGCAGGCACCCGGTGCGCTGGCGGATGGATCCGTACCAACCTGGTCGTGACCGTCATATCCGATATGCCAGACTCCGGCCGGAAGGAGCACTGAGATGGGTTACCGCAGGCAGCGGGCGTACAGGCTGAGGTTCGAGGACCCCGACCTCGCCGGGCTGGAAGTGACGGCCCGGTCCCTGTCGATCGAGGGCTTCATGAAGGTCGCCGGGCTGGCCGAGCTGGCGCAGGGCGGCGGCGCGGACAGGCTCGACGTCGGGCAGATGCAGGAGATGCTGCGCGCGTTCGCGTCGTGCCTCGTGGGGTGGAACATCGAGGACGAGGTGACCGGCGACCCGGTGCCCGCGACCTACGAGGGCGTGATCAGCCAGGATCTCGACTTCGTCATGCAGATCGTCATGGCCTGGTCGAAGGTCATCGCATCGGTGCCGCCCCCTTTGCCGGACGGCTCGCCCGCTGGCGGGAGTGCCCCGGAGGAATCGACTCTGCAACTGGCGAGCCAGTCGGCGAGCCTTGGGAGCTGACGGAGGCGGTGTTCATCCTGCGCGCGTGCGAGCGGTTCGGGTGCCTGCCCTCGGCCCTGATGGCCGAGGACGCCGGGCTGCTCAGGCTGCTCCGGATCGAGGCGCTCGGCACGCCGCCGCCGGAGGTGACCGGCTAGATGAAGCAATGCTCCATGTGCGGACAGATGAAAGTGGCCGCCGAGTTCTCCAAGCGCTCATCCGCCGCTGACGGACTGCAGAACAACTGCAAGCCATGCGCCAAAGCGTATTCGAGGCGGATCTACGGCGAGAAGCACGAGGAGCGGCTTGACTACAGGCACCGCTACTACATCAAGAACGCGGATCTGGAGCGCGGGCGCCGCAGGGATTATTACGCAAGAAATGAGGATAGAGAACGCGCTTACCGGCAGCGCGACGATGTACGCGAGTACCAGCGCCAGTGGCGCGAGCAGAACCCGGACAGGTGGAGGGAGACCCTGGCCAGGCACTCCCAGAAGCGGCGGGCAGTTGAGCTTTCCGCAGTATGCGGGCAGCATCCGGGATGCAAGCGGATCAGTCGCCGTGTCGTCTGGGGCCGTGACGAAGGGCACTGCCGGATCAAACTGCTTTGCGACGGGGTCTTCGTTCCATTTAAGGAACTGCATCTTGACCACGTCATTCCGCTAAGCAAAGGCGGTCTGCATTGTTATTGCAATCTGCAGACTGGCTGCGCTCCCTGCAATATGGCTAAGGGGGCGCGTTAAAAATGGCTTTGAATGTGGTGGAGATCCTGGTCACCGCGAAGAACGAGACCGGGAAGGCGTTCGCCGAGGCCGACGCCGAGGCGAACGCGTTCACGGACACGATCACCCGGATCGGGATGATCGGGGTGACGGCCATCGGCGCGATCGGGGTCGCGTCGGTGGTGATGGCGGCGAAGTTCCAGTCGTCGATGGAGATGCTCGTCACCGAGGCCGGGGTGCCGCAGTCGGCGCTGAAGGGGCTGGAGGCCGGGGTGCTGTCCCTGGCCGGCCAGGTCGGGTTCAGCCCGGACTCGCTGTCGGCGGCGCTCTACCACGTCGCGTCGTCGTTCGCGTCGACCGGGATCTCCGGCAGCCGGATGATGGACATCCTGAAGGTCGCCGCGGAGGGGGCGCGGATCGGCGGGGCCGATCTTGTCGACGTCACGAACGCCCTCGACGCGGCGATCGTCTCCGGGATCCCCGGGGTGCAGAACTACAAGCAGGCGATGGGCGCCCTGCTGGCCATAATCGGCAGCGGCGACATGACGATGCAGAACCTGGCCGAGGCGTTCGGGTCCGGGGTGATCGCCGTCATCAAAGGGTACGGCCTGTCCCTTGCGGACGCTGGCGCCGCGCTCGCGGTGTTCGGCGACAACAACATCCGGGGCGCGCACGCCGGGACGCAGCTGCGCATGTCGGTGCAGGCCCTGGCGGTCCCGGCAGCAGCCGGGATCAAGATCCTGGCCGGGCTGGGGATGGGCGCGAAACAGCTCGCGGACGACATGGAGCACGGCGGCCTGCTGCCCGCGCTGAAAGACCTCCAGGCGCATTTCAAGAAGGCCGGGATCACGGCGAAGACCGAGGGCGGCTACATCACGGAAATCTTCGGGAAGCGCGCCGGCGCCGGGCTGGCGGTCCTGATGGAGCAGCTGACCCGGCTGGAGTCCAAGTACCCGGCGATCGAGAAGGCGGCCGGCAACTTCGGCGGCGCGTGGGCCAAGACCCAGGGCACCCTGGCGCAGCAGTACCACGAGCTGGTGTCCTGGGCCGAGGCGCTCGTGACCGAGATCGGGCTGAAGCTCCTGCCCGTGGTGTCGGAGTTCGCCGGGTTCCTGCTGCGGAACAAGACCGCGATCACGGAACTGCTGCAGTACACCGGGCTGCTGGTCGCCGGCCTGGCCGCGTACGCGCTCGCCGCGAAGGCCGCTGCGGTCGCGCAGGCGGTGTGGAACGCGGTCATGGCCATCTTCACCGCCGAGGCCGACGCCAACCCGGTCGGGATCATCGTCCTGGCCATCGCCGCCCTGATCGCCGGGCTGATCATGGCGTACAAGCACCTGACCTGGTTCCGGGACGCCGTCGACTGGGTGGGCCGGGCGCTGAAGGCCGGGTTCGAGGCCGCGCTGCACGCCGCGGGCGAGGTCGTGTCCTGGTTTGTCCACGGGCCGCTGGTGTGGATAAAGGAGCAGATCGCGGTCGTGGCGGCCTGGTGGCGGGCGCACAGCGAGGAGATCCGGCAGGTCTGGCGCGCGGTGTGGGCGGCCATCCAGACCGACCTCGCGGTCACGATCGGGATAATAAAGCTGGTCATAGCCGGATTTGTCGATTTTGTCGTGCCGCTGCTCCGGGCCGGGTGGGCCGTGGTCTGGGGCGTCACGAAGATGGCGTGGCATCTGATCGCCGGCGTGATCCACGCGGCGATCCAGTTCATAACGGGCGTAATAGGCATAGCACTCGATATCATCACCGGTCACTGGTCGAAGGCCGGTCACGACCTGCGCACCCTGACCTCGAACATGTTCCGCGACGTGATCTCGATCATCAGGAACCTGACCAGCGATTTCGGGTCGCTGCTGTACAACGCCGGGAAAGCCCTTATCGGCGGGCTGATCCACGGCATCCAGTCGATGTTCGGCTCGATCGGGTCCGTGGTCGGGTCCGTCGCGTCGAAGGTCGCCGGGTTCTTCGGCCTGTCCCCGGCCAGGGAGGGGCCGCTGTCCGGCGGGGGAGCGCCGGAGATCCGGGGCCGCCACTACGCCGAGGACCTGGCGCGGGGCATGCTCTCCGGGCAGGCCGCCGTCGCCGCGGCCGGGCGGCACCTCGCGCTGATGTCCGGCGGGGCCATGGGCCCGGGCGGGTACGGCGGCGGCGGGTACGGCACGGGCGGCGGGCGGCTGGAGATCATCCTGCGAGCCGAGGCCAGCGACCCGCTGATGCGGGAGATCCTCAGGGGGCTGCGGTACGAGATCCGCGCCGGATCGGGCGGCGGACCTGACTCGGTGCAGCGCTTCCTCGGGCGGGTGGCCTGACATGCTGACTTACGTCGGGGTGATCCTGGACATCTACGACGGGCAGGGGAACCTGCCGCAGTCCGGGACCGCGGTCTTCACCCCCTCCGCGGTCCTGACCGGTGCCTCCGATCACGAGATCGTCGCCCAGGCCCCGGTCACGGCGGTGTTCCGGCCGTACAGGATGCCGGCGGCGGAACTTCTGGCCACCGACAACGGGGCGCTCGCCCCGTCCGGGTGGCGCTGGCAGGTCGCGTTCGGCGGGATGACGGGCGCGCCGCCGGGGTTCAGCTTCCCCCTGCCCGCCGCGCCGTCCGGCTTCACCGCGACCGGCGCGTCACCGTGCGTATTCACCGCAGCCGGGAGCGCCTACGCCGACGGCGCGATGGTGGTCCTGTCGGGGGCGTCGCTGCCCGCCGGGTTCACCGCCGGGGTCACCTACTACGTGGTGAGCGCCTCGGGCACCTCGTTCGGGCTCGCCGCCACCGCAGGCGGGGCCGCCATCGGCAGCACGTCACCGGGCTCGGGGACGGTCGCCACGGCCGCGGTGTACCTGTCATCGCTGGCGGCCTGACATGGCGCTGAATTACGTCGAGCTGACCTGCGACCTCTACGACGGCCAGGGCAGCTTCCTGCAGGCCGGCACGGCCACATTCACCCCGTCTGCGGTCCTGACCGACGCGGCCGATCACGAGATCGTCGCCCAGATCCCGGTCACGGTCGCGTTCCGGCCCTACGGCCTGCCCGTGGTGAGACTGCTGGCGACCGACAACGGCAGCCCGCTGCCCTCGGGCTGGCAGTGGCAGGTCGTGTTCACCGGGCTCCCGGGCGCGCCGGCGCCGTTCTCGTTCTACCTGCCCTACGCCGCCGGCGCGTCGCAGTACCTGTCCGGGCAGGCACCGGTCCAGTCCGTCGCGGCGATGATGGCGTACCTGCTGCTGACCGGCGGCCAGATGACCGGCGAGCTGTCACCAGCCGTGGTGACGCTGACCGATGCGGCCACGATCACGGTGAACGCAGGCGCGGGCAACGACTTCAGGGTGACCCTCGGCGGGAGCCGGACGCTGGGGAATCCGTCCGGCGGCACCGACGGGCAGAAGATCACATTCGACATCACGAGCGCCGGCTACACCCTGTCGTACGGGTCAGCGTACGAGTTCACCGCGGCGGGTCCTCCCGCGCTGGCATCCGGTGCCGGGTACAACGACCTGCTCGGGTTCCGGTTCAAGGCATCCAAGGGCAAGTGGCAGTTCCTCGGCAGCCCGGCCGGGGGGTTCGCATGAGCATAGGAACCCCGTACCTGATCGGCACCAACACCCCCGCGAGCGCGGCATCGGAGAAGATCGCCGTCGCGACGGCGAACGGCCCCGGCGACATGATCGTCGTGGCACTCGGCAACACCAGCGCATCCGGGGCGACGATCACCGGCGTGGCCGACGACGCGGGCAACACCTACTCGCAGGTGGCGGGGGCGCAGGTCACCTCGCACCAGTTCGCCGACTGCTGGGTCGCGCACGACACAACGCCGCTGACGACCAGCCAGTTCATCACCGTCACCTGGTCCGGGACCAGCGGGACGAAGAACTGCGTCGCGGTCGGCGTCCCCGGCGCGCGACGGCAGGCCGCACCCGACGCCGCGGTCACGAACAGCGCCAACCAGGGCTCCGGCACCAGCCCGTCAGTTACGTCGGGCACGCCGCAGCAGGCCGGCGAGATGCTCATCGCGATCTACAACAACGCCAGCGCCGGCGGCGCGCCGACCCTGGGCAACGGCTTCAGCCAGATCGGGCAGCTGCACACCTCGTCCAACACCTACACCACCGTCGGCTACCTGACCGGCGGCACGTCCGCGCAGACGGTGTCGGCGACGATCCTGACCGCAACGGCGTGCATCGTCGTCATCGGCCTGCTGCCCGCAGCGCAGGCGCTGTCCGTGTTCCAGGCCGTCAACCGCTCAGCAACCTACTGACAGGAGACCGCGATGCCGAAGGTCCAGCCGGGCTGGCACGACGCCCCCCCAGATGCCGGGTTCTGGCACTGCCCGGAGTGCGAGACGAACTCGGCCGCCGCCTCCTGGCCGGCCAGCGCGGACACCCGCACCTGCCCGAACCCGCAGTGCGAGTGGGCCTACACCCCGGAGACCGCGAGGCGAATCAGCCAGGCCGACACCGAGGGCCTGATGCCCAGGGACGATGAG